TGTATGGGATTGTGGGTTAGAGATACTGCGTTAAGATTAAGACAACAAGGAATCGAACTGACAAAGACTACACTAAACCATATGCGTTCAACGGGAGTATACAAGCCAAGCTATAGTAACACAGAAGCTTGGAGAATGAACGTGAATGGAGAACAAGAAGACATTTCATGGTTAATATAACCTATTTATTAAAAACGCATTTACATGGCTGAAAACCGAGATCCAAATTTATTTCAACGACTACAACGATTATTTAGTACGGATGTAATCATTCGTAACGTAGGAGGTAATCAACTAAAAGTAGTTGATACAGATCACCTACAGTCCAGTGGAAACCTACAAAACAACAGCCGCATTGATAGGTTCAATCGACTATATGGTACTGGACCGACTACTGCTTACAACAATGGTCAATTACTCCAAGCAACTCGACTAGAAGTTTTCCGCGATTACGAAGCAATGGACTCCGATAGTATCATTTCGTCTGCATTAGACGTTTATGCAGATGAGTGTACAGCTAAAGATGAGTTTGATGATACACTCACAATTGTGACATCAAACGAAAAAATACACAAAGTATTACACAACCTATTCTACGACATTCTTAATGTAGAGTTCAATCTTTGGCCATGGATTAGAAGTACCTTGAAATATGGAGACTTCTTTCTACATTTACACATCACAGAGAAGTACGGTATTACAAACGTAGAGCCAGTTTCTGTTTATGAGATGATTCGTGAGGAAGGATCGGATCCAGAAAAACCAAACGAGGTTGTATTTAGAAGAGACTTATCAGCAGGTGTAACTACATCAGCTACTTTCTACCGTAGAGATATTGACTCTGAGGAGTATCAAAATTACGAAGTTGCTCACTTTAGATTATTAACAGATACCAACTTCTTACCATACGGTCGTTCACTAATCGAACCAGCACGTAAGGTTTGGAAGCAGTTGACTTTGATGGAAGATGCGATGTTGATTCACAGAATCATGCGAGCTCCTGATAAGCGTATTTTCAAGATTGATATTGGTAACATTCCACCTGCAGAAGTTGATGCGTTCATGGAGAACACAATCAACAAGATGAAGAAGATTCCATTTATGGATGAGGCTACTGGTCAATACAACTTAAAATACAACATGCAAAACATACTAGAAGACTTCTATCTTCCAGTTCGTGGAGCAGAGAGTGGTACTACGATTGAAACAACACCAGGTTTAGCTCACGATGCTATTCCTGATATCGAGTACTTAAAAAACAGAATGCTTGGATCATTAAAGATTCCAAAAGCTTACTTAGGATACGAGGAAGATACTACTGGTAAGTCTACATTATCGTCACAAGACTTCCGCTTTGCTAAAACCGTAGAGCGTATTCAAAAGATTATTGTTTCTGAGCTTACAAAGATTGCAATCATTCACTTGTATGCTCAAGGATTTCAAGACGATGAGATTGTTGATTTCTCACTAAAACTTACACCTCCAAATACAATATACGAGAGAGAGAAGATTGAATTGTGGACATCTAAAGCTGCACTCGCTCAAACCCTAGTTGAGCAGCGATTATTCAGCAAGTACTGGTGCTATGAAAATATCTTCAACATTCCAGAAGACGATTGGTTAAGAGAGCAAGAGAATCTAGCAAAAGGAGAGAAGGAGTTTTTCCGATTGGAGCAGATTAAGACAGAGGGTAATGATCCATCTAAGACTGGTCAATCCTTTGGAACACCTCACGACATTGCCTCACTATACAAAGGTGATAATGGAGTTCCTCCAGGATACGATGAGAAGAAAGTACCTGATGGAGGATGGGACGGTGCAGGACGACCAGAAGAACCTGGTACGTATATGACACACCAACATCCAATGGGCTGGGATCCATTTGGCAGAAAAGCGTTTAAAGTAGCAAGAAATGTATACGAGGCTTCTAAAAGCAGTGGCAACGGAGGCATGATAAAACACAGAGATGTAATAGAAAGCTACAACAAACACAATGCAATTCGCCAAACATACGAGGATAAACCGGAAGGACCGTCTATGCTCAACGAAGAAAACATATTAGACGAATAATAATACGGAACAGCGACATACTTATTACTAGGGAAAACTATACATGAAAAAATCAACACATTCCAAGTTAAAAAACACTGGAATCTTATTCGAGCTGTTAACAAGACAAATTACTGCCGATACAATGGTAGGTGTGTCTGACTCACCAGCGCTTAAGATTGTGAAAGAGTTTTTTGGACCAAAGAAGACTTTGGCAAAAGAGTTGGTGCTATACCATACACTAATCAATGAGTCGTTCAAAGCACCAGCCAAAGCTGAGATGCTTTTAGCTACAACCATTAAGCTTCGCAAAGCCCTTAGCCAAAAGGTCTTACAAGAGAGTAAGTATCAGTTAATCAAAGAGGTTAAAAAGCACTACGATCTTCGTGAGTTTTTCAAAGCGACTGTAGCTGATTATAAATTGCATGCAGCAATCTATCGTTTGTTTGAAGGTGCAGGAGTAACTCAAGTTGCTGAGCTTGTAAAAAGTCGCACAACGATTACCGAGCATATCATGCGTAAACGTCAAGCATCTCCAGAGGTAGATACTACTCAGTCTTACTTGAAGGAGTCAGAAGATGTTAGACTATTAGCATACCGCTTAATGCTTGAAAAATTCAACGATAAGTATTCTGTACTTTCTGCAGGTCAACGCAAGATCCTTAAAGAGTATATCAATAACATATCTAACACAAGCGAGCTTCGTACATTCATCATGAAGGAGAGTAAAGCGCTTAAGCAGTTAATTGCCAAGAAAGCTGATAAAGTAAAAGATAAAGTTACTGCTATTAAGTTAGCTGAAGTAGCACACCTATTAGATCGCAATCAAACAATCAAACGAGCTAAGGAAGAGCATGTACACGGTTTGTTATTGTATCACGAACTGTTAAAAGAACTATGAAAAGACAAGAGAAGAGAGAGCTTCGTGAGTTTGTAAAAACACAACTAAAAAAGATGCGTGAAGGTAGCACTACCGGAAACGTAGCATCTTATAGTACTCCTAGAGCCTTTGTAGGAGATCCAAAAGCTGATGAGCCAACTTCGTTTGAGGTTGAAGACGATCAATACGCATACTCGATTAAAGCTCCTAAGGAGAGAAAAAATTCAATTAAACTACACGAAGTTTCATATAAGTCATTTAAGACAGATGAGACTAGAACTAGCGTACAAAAAGTTAATCAAAACATCTTAGAAGTAGCAAAGAAACTTGGTGAAGTATCAAGAATGCTTAACCACAGCATTAAGCTAAAAACAGAACAAAAGATGTCTAATGTGCATTGGAAAAAGACAAACGAAGCGTTGGTGAAGATACACCAAAGAATACAAGAGCTTGCCGACAAAGCTAACAACTTGTACGATTTGAAAGAAGCAACAGCACAATCTATCAAGACTAAACTAGCTGACTACTTTACAAAAGCGGGTCTGCAAGTTAAACCTCAAGACATCGACTACAATCAATTAGGAAACGAGTGGTATGAGTTTGATGTTATGATCATGGGAGAACCGCAAGCTATTGATTATCGTAATGGCGAGATCTTTTGGCAAGCCTATGACGAAGAGATTAGATTAGGAAACATTGCTCAAGAGCAGGAGTTGGTGCAAAACATAACTAAAGAATTTAAACCATGAAACAAGTAATTGTAGATTACATTGGATCAATCGAAGTATCACCAGCACAGATAAACGAGTCGCTTGCCAATAACGGAGGTAAGTTAATCGTATCCGGTATCATGCAACGTGGTAGCTCTAGTAATAATAGAAACTTCAATCAAAACGGAAGAAGCTATCCATTACCAATCTTAAAAAGAGAGTCCGAAAAGTATAAGCAAACTTTTGTAAAAGAGCGCAGAGCTTTAGGAGAATTAGATCACCCAGAATCACAAGTAGTAAACCTAGCAAACGTATCTCATAACATATTAGATTTGTGGTGGCAAGGAAACGACTTGATGGGTAAGATTGAAATACTTTCTACACCATCAGGAAACATTGCTAAAGAATTGTTGAAGTCTGGTATTAGACTAGGCATCAGCTCTCGAGGAATGGGATCTGTAAGAGAGTTGGGAGAGGGTAAAGTGGAGGTAGAAGATGACTTTGAAATCGTATGTTGGGACTTAGTAAGTAACCCATCTACACAAGGAGCGTTTATGTCACCATCCCTAAACGAGAGTGTTACTCTAGGCGCTAACAGAAGCTACAATAAAATCAACTCTCTCATTAATGAGATTATAACAGTAATGCAATGAGAAATATATTACAACAAATCAACGAAGTAATGACTGGAAACACTCCAGGTCAAAAACTACACTTGAACGAAAAGGCTCAAGTATTAGAAGAAATCAAAAGCTATCAAGCATTGGGTGAGGTAATTTACCGAAGCGAAGGTTTGAAAGAAGCAGCTACTAAAATCTCTAAGATTGTAGAAAAAGCAGAAGGACTTGTGTTGCAAGAGACTGAGGAGTGGTTTGATGAGGTAACCATTAAGCGTAACATGAAAGAACTTAACAGCAAAAACCAAGAGTTTGTTAAGACTGTTAACGAAATGGCAAAGCTTCAACAACGATTAGAGTCTTTATATGAGGAGATGGGTAACGGATTATCTCGCTACTATGAAATTGGTAACTAATAAAGAAACCACTATTAAGCTCTTAGCTGAGATCCTTAGCGAGTATCAAATACTTGCTGAAGCGAATCCCTTTGCAGCAGCTGCGGAAAAAGCAGATGCAGGAGGAGGTGACGCAGGAGCAGAAGAGCCTGCAGCAGATGCTGAAGGTGGTGGTGAAGAGAAGGCAAAAGACGACAAAAAAGCTAAGCCAGCCGAACCAGCAGGGTTGACTGTAGACTTCAATATATCTGCTGTTAAAAAGTACAATGACGCAGCATTTCGATCTAACAAAGGTGAAGTTAAAGCTATCAATAAAAACGGATTAGAAGTAGCTGTTGATAATGGACAGACAATTCACATAAACTTTCAAGACATAACAAATGAGTAAAAAGCAGATTAGCATCTCTGAACTAGCACAGAGAATCGTACTAGAGAAAAAATTCGACAAGATGGTAGCTGAGGTAACTCTTGGTTTGAAGATTGCTTCAAAAAAAGCGGCCCGCTTAATAAAAGAGGGAGGATTACCTAGTGGCATTGATCAAGGTATATTAAAAGCTTCTAAGGAAGCAGAAAAGGCTGGAGAAGATGTTGCGGATGAGGATGTTCAAGCTGCAATGTTATTGGCTGCTATAGAGAAAGGTGGAGATCCTAGTAAAGTAACTGGAGCAGACATTGAGACTCAAATGGAAAAGGCTACTGTAAAAGAAACTAAACAACAGCTTCAGGAGTCACACAGCCTGGGTGTACAGATTGTCGAAACGGGAGCGTTAATTTTAGGTAATCTAGCCTTGGTTGAAGCAATTTGTGAGGTGATTGAGAAGATAACTGGCAAGAAGATTGATGCTAGCAAGTTTACAAAAGCAGTAAACACATTTGCTGGTTGGGTTAAAAAAGCAACCGGTTGGCCAATGCATGCTTTTGGAAAGGCTATTGAGTGGGTCATAAAAAAATTAGGCGGTGGTGAGTCAGCTCAAAAGATTGGTAAGTATTCTGTAAAGCTTGTAGCGGTAATAGCTATGGCTGTTATGGGAATTGCATTCTTCCCACTAGGAGGTGTGAGTCTACTAGGTGTGGCACTATCCATAACCGGTATGATTGGAAAAGGTATTGAAATAGGAAAACTCGGATATGAGCTATTTAAAGCTATTGGTGATGCCGTCGGCAAAGGTGCCTCAAAGGTGGTAGCAAAAGCTAGTGCAAATAACCCAGAAATGGGAATGGCATAAACCAAAAAAGTTACGATTTTTTTTACATAAAACCAACTTTTTTTTTAAGTTTAGGTTTTCTGTTGACTACGTATTATTAAATACGCTATCCCTGATATGGCGTCCTAAACAAATTATTCCCAATTGCAGTTCTAAATAACTGTAGGACGTTCAAAAACAATCAAAGTGAACAAATTACTAAAAGACGCAATTGCTGACGCTAAAGCCGTTAGAGAAACAGCACTTGCAAACGCAAAATTGGCTTTGGAAGAAGCATTCGCTCCAAAGATCCAGTCTATGCTATCTCACAAAATTAAAGAGGAGATGGAAGGCGAAGAAGAGGAAATGACTGAGGAGGAAGAAGAAATGACAATGGACATGGAAACTTCTGACGAAGAAATGGCTGCTGAATCAAGAATGCGTAGAAACGCTGGTATCTACGAAGAGGAGGAAGAAATGGAATCTGAAGAAGAATCATCTGAAGAAATGCCAGAAGAAGAAATGCCTGCTGAAGAAGAGGAGATGTCTGACGAAGAGTTAGAAGAAATCCTTCGTGAATTAGAAGGTGAAGATGAGGAAATGACTGAGGAGGATGAAGAAATGTCTGACGAAGAAGAAGCTCTCATGGAAGAAGAAGGCGAAGATGACGATGACGATGAAGAAGAAGCTCCAAAAACTGAAGCTCGTCGCAAGAAGAAAAAAATGATGGAAAACGAAGAAGAGTCTTCTGAAGAAGAAGAGGAAGTATCTATCGAAGAAATCATTCGTGCTTTACGCGAAGGAGAAGACGAAGAAGAAGCTCCTGCTGCAGAAGAAAAAGCTGAGGAAGAATTAGAAGAAGCTTACAAAGTTATCAAATTCTTACGTGCTAAGTTAAACGAAGTTAACTTGTTAAACGCTAAGTTACTTTATGTTAACAAACTTTTCAAAAAAGCTAATTTAACTGAATCTAAGAAAATGAAAGTTGTTGAAACTTTCGATCGAGTGAAATCAGTACGTGAAGCTAAATTGGTATACGCTACATTGTGCGAGTCATTGGCTGCAGCATCTGTAAAGAAACCAGTTAAGACTAACAAAACTAGCTTAAAAGAAAGCTTCGCTTCAAGAGCAAGCAAAGGAACTCGAGTAATCAACGAGAGCAATCAAGTTGTTAACCGATTCAAAGAACTAGTTAATTACAACAAAAACAATTTTTAATCTTAAAAACCCAACAACAAAATGAACTTGTTTGAAAACATGGGCCAAACTAACAGAGCGAACGAAATCAAACCGCTTGTTAAAAAATGGTCTAGAACTGGACTTTTGGAAGGTTTGAATAAAAGCGAAACTGCTACTATGGCAGTCCTTTTGGAGAACCAAGCCAAACAACTATTGAAAGAAGGTTCTGCAACAACTGCAGGTACTTCTGGTACAGGATATGAGCAATGGACTGGTGTAGCCCTTCCGTTAATCCGTCGTGTATTCGCTGAGATCGCAGCTAAAGAATTCGTTAGTGTACAACCAATGAACTTGCCTTCAGGTCTTGTATTCTATTTAGACTTCAAATATGCTGATGACAAAAATCCATTTGGATTTGATCCAACTGGTAAAAACCAAACTGGTACTCTTCAAGGTATCACTGACACTACTTCTGACCCTAATGACGGTCTTTATGGTGCAGGTCGTTTTGGATACTCTATCCGTAACGTAGCTGCTACTGCAGCAGCTTACACTACTGCATCTATTGGTAACGTTGATGTATTCTTTGATGGTAACTACACTGGATCTTTAACTAGCTATAGAAAATTAGCTTTCCCTACATCTTCATTAAGCGCACCAGATTTAGAAGGAGTTCGTTCATTCCGTCTTTTCTCTTCTTCTGTTGAGTTAGATGTACTTCCTGCATTTACAAGAGTTAGTGCTTCTGCTGCTGGTGAGTTCGTACAGTTCGTAATGGCTTCAAGTGCAGTATCAACTGGATCATTTACAGCTAACGTATCTTACTCTAAACAACCTACTAACGATGATAGAGGTGACTTCGAAGCTAAACCAGTTTCTTCTCAAAACAGAAGCTTGGATACTGACTTGAATATCCCTAGCATTGAATTACAAATGCGTTCTATTCCAGTAACTGCTAAGACTCGTAAGTTGAAAGCAAGCTGGACTCCAGAATTTGCACAAGACCTTAACGCATACCACTCAGTAGATGCTGAAGGTGAATTAACAGCAATGTTGTCTGAGTACGTATCTATGGAGATCGACTTAGAAATCCTTGATATGTTGATTACTTCTGCTGCTTCTACTGACTTCTGGTCTGCAAAAGTAGGTCAAGAGTATAGCGGTGGTGCATTTGCACAATCACAATTCTCTGGTCAAGCATACATCCAAGGTACTTGGTTTGCGACTTTAGGTACTAAAGTACAAAAAATCTCTAACCAAATCCATGCTAAGACTTTAAGAGGTGGTGCTAACTTCCTTGTTACTTCTCCTGCAATCTCAACTATCCTTGAATCAATCCCTGGATACGCTGCAGATACAGATGGTAACAAAATGAAGTATGCAATGGGTGTACAAAAAGTAGGTGCTATCACAGGCCGCTACGATGTGTACAAAAACCCTTACATGCAAGAAAACACTATCTTGATGGGCTTTAGAGGTTCACAATTCTTGGAAACTGGTGCAGTATATGCTCCTTACGTTCCATTAATGTTGACTCCACTTGTGTACGATCCGAACAACTTTACTCCACGTCGTGGTGTAATGACCCGCTACGCTAAGTTGGTTACTCGTCCTGAGTTCTACGGACGAATCAACGTAGCTGATTTGGGTATCGTTTAATCGAACATAAACCAGACTGAAAGCCCCTCCTAGTGAGGGGTTTTCTTTTTTCCAAACTATTTATAGGAAAGCAAAATGTTACATATGGCATCTGACTATAACCGCACAGAAGAAGCGCAAGAAGTTTTTAAAGCAAAACGAAAGCTAAAAAATCCTATTAAATTTAATATCCAACTCAACGACGAGCAAAAGATAGCAAAAGAGCAATCGCTCAACAATGTTATCACTGCTCTACGTGGAAAAGCTGGTTCTGGTAAATCACTACTAGCAGCCAACATTGCATTGGATATGTTGTTTAAGGGTGATGTAGAGAAAATAATCATTACAAGACCTACAGTTGTTGCAGGGCAAGATATTGGATTCTTACCAGGAGATATTAATCAGAAACTAGCACCATTTACTGCGCCAGTATATGAGAATATGTATCGCTTGTATAGTAAGGAGAAGATTGAGAAGTGCATTGAGACTGGACAGATCGAGATTGTTCCAATTGCGTTTATGAGAGGTCGTAACTTTACTAACTGTTTAGTAGTAGCTGATGAAGCGCAAAACCTAACAGACAGTCAAACGGAGTTATTACTTACTAGAATGTGTAGCGGTAGTAAATTAATCTTTTGTGGAGATAGTGCTCAGATAGACTTGAAAGACAAGAAGACATCGGGTTTTGAGTTTATGTGTAAGCACCTTAAAGATGTAGACGGCTTTAACGTTGTAAGTCTACAGAAAAACCACCGTCATGAGATTGTTGATCCAATCTTAGAAGTATACAAAAACTACCGAAGCTAATATAGCTCTCAAACCATTTTACTAGCTATTTATAGGTAAAAGCCATAGACCTATGAATATACCAATCTGGCCGGGTTCCAGTTCCTTTGTAGCTGTATCAGCCTCTTTTTATAAAACACCATCTACTGGATCGAGACCAACTCCGTTTGGTTACTACGATGGAGATGGAGTGTTTAAGATTGAAGCCGATAAGGTAGCGGATTACTGCGCACGTAGCGTTGGGTATCCAATCATGGAGGTGGAATTACAAGACCTTAACTTCTGGGCTGCATTCGAGGAGTCTACTACAAAATTCACTACAATGGTGAATATGTATAACGCAAAGGATTACATACTCACATTGCAAGGTACATCCAAAAATACAAACCTTAGCGGTAGAAACATCCAGACAAACCTAGGTCGTGCTATTGAAATGTCTAAGACATATGGAACAGAAGCGGGATCGGGTGGAACAGTGGATTGGAAACGTGGAAAGATAGCAATTAACACAGTGTCACAGAGCTATGATCTCGATGCGTTGTGGACTGATGTGAGTGAGTCTGGAAAGCGTATTGAAGTTAAACGAGTGTACCACAACGAAGATCCAGCCATTGTAAGATACTTTGACCCGCAGACAGATACGGGTAGAGGAACACAGACAATGTTAGAAGGGTTTGGTTGGGGGTCGTATTCTCCAGCTGTATCGTTCCTAGTAATGCCTATGTATGCTGACTTACTAAGAATGCAAGCAATCGAACTAAATGACCAAATCCGTAAATCATCTTTTTCGTTTGAAATACAAAACAATAAATTACGTTTATTCCCAATCCCAGAAACAGAATATACATTGTATTTTGAGTATGTGGTTGTTGAGGAGAGGAACGATCCACTTAATACACCAACTGGATCAATTAGCGATTTAAGTAATGTACCATATGACCGCATTCAGTTTGGCGACATCAATGACATAGGAGTTCAGTGGATATACGAATACACACTAGCAGTGAGTAAGGAGATGTTGGGATTAGTTAGAAGCAAATACTCAACCGTTCCAATTCCAGGAAGCGAAGCAACATTGAATGGGGCAGAGCTAATAGCACAAGGTAGGGAAACAAAGACTCAGCTACTAACAGATTTAAAGGAGTTGTTGTTATCAATGGGACGAGAAACAACAATGCAAGCAGAGGCAACTATAGCAACAGCATTACAGCAGCAATTGGCAAAGGTGCCTAATTTAATATACATTAAGTAGTATGGCACTATTTGGATCTTCCCGTGATTTTAGCTTTGTTAGAAACATTAACAATGAACTGCTTGAAGATGTAATTCAGCAGGAGGTAGATTACTTTAAATTATACTTACCTGAGACAAAAGCAGCAGATACTGCCAACTTATACGGAGAAGCTTCCTCACAAAAGACATACTATCAACCAGTGCGTTTAGCGTGTCTAGTAGATCGTACAGCAGGATTCCAATCATTAGCTGACGATCAGTTTGGTATTGATATTAACGCTACATACACATTCAACTTCTTGAGACCTAAACTCGAAGAATTAGCTTTGGTACCTCAAGTTGGAGATATTATAGAAGATCGAGGTAGGTATTTTGAAGTAGACAACGTAAACGAAGCTCAGTTCTTTTTAGGAAAAGACAAAGATTACGGTAAGAATGTAGGTGCAGAATTTGGTAGAAACATTTCAATCCAAATCACAACACACCTGGCTAGAGTAGCAAGATTACAGATCACTAAAGCACGCTTATAATGTATACTAAAAAGCAACTTCCAACATCACAATACGAGTTATCTAAAGGTGTAGAAAATAAAGCCTTTGGTAGGAGTAATGATGTGCGTCGAGATGACGACGAGCTTAAGGATTTGACCATTGGTCTATTTGATCTCGATCATTGCATTAAGTGGTATTTTGATAACGTGATTAAACCTAAGGTGAACGACTTTGGTCGCAATCTAGATGTTCCCGTAATGTATGGTGCTCCGGAAAAGTGGAAGAACATGCAAGCCGATGGATACTTTCGTGATCAAAACGGTAAGATACAAGCACCTCTAATATCTTATAGACGAACAGCTGTTACAAAAAACAGAATGTTAGGAAACAAAGTAGACGCAAATTATCCAGCACTATACCGAACACAAGAGGTAAAGTACACACAACAAAATCGATACGATCAGTTTGGTACTTTAACTAATCTAAAACCAACTCGTAATTTTATCAACACCATTATTCCAGAGTATGTCGATATAACTTATGAAGTAATTGTGTGGACAGACTTTATTGAACATATGAACAGTATTGTAGAGTCCATGGTATACTCAGAGGGATCTTATTGGGGAGAACCTGATAGGTTTAAGTTTCGTACAAAGATTGATGACTTTCAAAACACAACTGACTTACAAGTTGAAACTGATCGAATAGTTAGAACGAGTTTTACTATCACAATGTTTGGATATCTTGTTCCAGATGTATTGGTGAAAAACCTAAGCAAACAGAAATCCAACAAAACTAATTCAGTACAGCAACTTAACGTGCAGTTTAATACAGATGCAGATGCTACAGTATTCCAAGATCAGACATCACTTGCGTCAGGTCCAAGCATGCAGGTAACACCAGTAACACCATCAAGTAACATTCTTCCATCAGGAGGAGTGAGTGCTGAGGTTTTAACCTACTTGAATACTAATTCAGCAAAGACGGCTACAACAGTAACACCATCTAATACTGCACTATTTACGGGAGCTTCTTTTTTAGCAGCACCGTCAGGTTTACCAGCAACAAGCGCGACAAGTTTCCAGTTCTTTATAAACGGACAACACGTAGAACCTGCCGCAATCACAAGCTTTGTGGATAACGGAAATGCTACGTGTACGTTGACCGTCGATACAGCACAACTAGGTTTTACATTAATATCAACAGACGAAATCGTCGCAGTAGGTAAATTTGGGTAATGGCATTAATTAGAGGAAGTCAAATATCAGGAAGTGTTGCATCAGCGAGTTATGCAGTAACAGCTTCGTATGCTCTTAATGCAGGAGGTGGAGGAAGCAACTACTTTATAGCATCTGGAAGTGTAACTGCAAGCGTTGATGTAACCGGAGATATCTTTATTATTAGATCCGGAAGCTACAACCCACTTATAGTATCTAGTACCGGCTTGACAACTATATCAGGAAGCGCTGCTAACCTTTTCATAATTAAAAACGCTAGTAATCAAGCCATATTAACTGTATCACAGAGTGGTATTGTTCAGTTTGCAACCCAATCAACAGATCCTATAGGAACACCAAGTCCAGGTGCAATTTGGTTCACTTCTGCATCTTTTTTTGTAGGTTTAGAGTAACACGACATATTTATTAAAGAACTAATATAACAAAAGTACACCATGCCAACTTGGAAAAAAGTCATAGTATCCGGCTCAGCAGCTGAATTAAGTCAATTAAACGTCGGAGCTAATCAGCAAATCACAACTGCACAAGGCACAACGTTTTTAACGGGATCATTTACGGGGTCATTTGTTGGAAGTGGTGCTGGCTTAACTGGCGTAACTGCAACAGCCATCTTCCCGACAACAGCTAAGACTGACTTAGCTACTACCGATCAATTCTTTATCAACGACGGAGCTAGTAAGTTTGTTACATATGGCAACTTAGTAACAGATTTAGCAGGATCAGGTGCTGGTACAAGTAACTTAACTACAACCGATACTGGCGATAGTTTAGCCTTGACTTCTCAAATCGCTGTAACTGGAGTAACTGCATCCTTCCTAGGTAACGTAGCAGGAACAGCGTCATGGGCATCCAACGTAGTAGGCGGTATTGGAGTAACCTCAGTTGCGACCGCAGGTACAGTATCGGGTATTACTCTAACGGGTGGTACGATTACCTCAACTGGAACTATTACTCTAGGTGGATCTATTTCCGGCCTTACAAACTCAAACTTATCTGGCACTGCAGGTATTACAAATGCTAATTTAGCAAACTCTGCAATCACAATAGCAGGAACATCAACCTCATTAGGTGGATCAATCACAGCTGCTACGATTTTAAGTGGTACTGGAGTATTCTCAGGTTCTGCTCAAATTCCTAACAGCTCCATTCAAAACGCTCAGCTAGCAAACAGTAGCGTTACAGTTGGATCAACCGCTATATCGTTAGGTTCATCAGCAACTACACTTGCAGGTTTAGTTAGTGTAACATCAACTGGCTTTACTGGTTCACTTCTAGGAACTGCATCTTGGGCAAATAATGCAACTACTGCTGCTACAGCAAATGCTACAACAGCAGCATTAACAGCAGGAGCTGGCCTCTTGAGTGGTGGTACATTTAACGGATCTACAGCGAGAACATTCTCAGTAGATTCTGGATCAATGCTTCCATACTACTCTGGTTCTATCTTCAGTACACTTTCAGGTGGTGCAACAGTAGCCCAAAATGGTGTAGTAACTTTAAAAACAGGCCTTGTATCGGGATCGTCAATTGCATCAGGTGCACAAGGTGAAGTAACCCTTACAACAAACGGCGTAGCAGCTTCAGCAGTTGACTTAGGATTACAAACAACAGACTCTCCACAATTCGTAGGATTAACGTTGACGGGTGATGCAGCAGTAAACGGTGGTGATATTACAACCTCAGCTACTACATTTAACTTAGTCAATTCTAATGCAACCACAGTTAACTTTGCAGGTGCAGCTACTACCTTAAACTTAGGTAACGCATCCGGAACTACAACAGTTGCAGGTAATGCAGTAGTACAAGGTGACTTCACAGTAAATGGAACAACTACATATCTTAATGTTCAAGACCTTTACGTAGAGGATAAATTTATCGTATTAGCTTCTGGATCTGCAACAGCAGGAGATGGTGGTATCATAATTGATAGAGGATCAGATGCAGCAGGAAACATTGCTTACGGTTTTGACTCAGTAACCGATCGTTGGGGATTCCAGTCAGGACTTGCAGATTCTACTAACACCTTTGATCCAACTGCAAACTCAGGTGTAAGTGGTTCATTTGTTCCTTATTTATTCACCGAAACAAGTCACGGTTCTACTAAACCAATCACTGGAGAATTTGCAGTAGTAGGTAGCCAGTATATGGATGCAGCAGGAAACTTCTGGATCTACACAGCGTAAGTTTGATAATTGACAAAAATTTTGTATAGTAAGTTATGGGTATAATGAATAAAATAGTAGGAGCAAGAGATCCTCACCAAGCACCAAACGAGTTAAACGCTCAAGAGTTAGAGTTTATTTTAAACTCCATGAAAACGGTTACTATCGCGGGTGAGCAGGTAGAGGTCTTTTACAATATGATTATTAAGCTTCAAAATCAGTATACCCAACAACTGGCAAAACAAAACGATTAGTTATGACTTTATTTTCAATTGATTTATCAGTAGGAGACATTAACCTACTGAGACACTCCCTAGACACACTTACGATTAGCGGTAAAGATGCTAAAATAGTAGCAAGTCTTCAGTATAAGCTTGAGCATGAGCTAGCTCAAATAAAAGAGATGCAGGCTCAGCACGATGCAGAGAAGGCTGCCGAACTAGAGAAAGCTGTAAAAGCTGAAGCAAGAAGAGTAGCAAAAGCAGCAGTGCAAGAGTAAACGCGATATATTTATAGAAAATAATTGTTGTTGGCCGCAAGGAAGTAGGCGCACACACGGCATAAGTGTATGTATCTAACCACAACTTAATTAAGACATAGTATGCCAAATTGGAAAAAAGTCATAGTATCAGGCTCTGATGCTGCATTAAGTACGCTAATAGTAACTGGAGCCGCAGCTATCGGAACATCTAGCTTAGGAGCTAGCGAAAACACCTTAACTTTAGGTGCTCGTGATTCAGTAAACGAGGGAGCTCAATTAGGATTCAATGCTCCTGGAGGATCGTATATTTCATCTTCATTCCTTGATCTTTACCAAAACAGATTTAGAATACTTAAAGGCACAAACGCTAGTAGTACTGCAGAAGTTGCTAGCTGGAATATGCATACCCTGCAAGCAGCGTTACCTGCGTATAATAGTGTATCAGCATTTCCAGGAACAGCAGTAGCAACCTTAGCAGTAGATAGCGGTGGTAATATACTTACAATTGCAGGCGGTGGATCTGGAACAGTAACATCCATAGCAACTACCGGTAACGTATCAGGCATTACTTTAACTGGAGGCACAATTACCACTTCAGGTACAATTACACTAGGTGGATCGGTTACTGGATTAACTAATGCCAACCTATCGGGTACTGCGGGCATTACAAATGCCAACTTAGCAAACAGTAGTGTGACGATTGGCTCGACTGCAATATCGCTAGGAGGGACATCTACAACCTTAGCAGGATTAACCAACGTAACTTCTACAAACTTTACTGGGTCATTATTAGGTACAGCATCATTTGCTACATCAGCATCGGTAGCAGCTACGTCATCTAAGGTAATTTCTCAAGGTTCTATTTCTGGTGGTACTCATTATTTTTTAATTTCGGGTGAAGATATATCAAGCGGTCCAGTAGCAGCAACCGTACGGACTAGTAACTTAACATATAATTCTACCACTAATACATTACCAACAACAGCATCATGGGCAACTAACGTAGTTGGTGGTATTGGAGTAACAAGTGTTGGAGGTACTGGCACAGTTAACGGAATAACACTAACTGGTACAGTAACAAGTACTGGCAACTTGACTTTAGGAGGTACACTTTCTGGTATTGGCAACTCACAATTAACAAATAGCTCCATTACGATAGCAGGCACAAGTACAGCATTGGGTAGTTCAATTGCACAATCAACAATCTTGGCGGGCTCAGGAGTGTTCTCAGGCTCTGCTCAGATTACTGGACTAACCAATTCCAATTTATCAGGAACTGCTGGAATCACAAATGCCAATTTAGCAAATAGTAGTGTTACGATTGGTTCCACAGCAATAAGTCTAGGAGCATCCTCTACAACATTAGCAGGTTTAACTAATGTCACTTCTACAAACTTTACTGGGTCACTACAAGGTACAGCTTCGTTAGCAACAACTGCAACAACAGCTTCGTTTGTTAAAACCATAAATACAGTTAACAATACAGCTTACTATTTAACTGGAGTCGATTCTGATAATGGTACACTAAGTCCGGAACAGCTTTATACTTTTGGTGGAGTATCTTATAATCCTGACACCAATACAATGTCCATCTCTGGTGGAGGTGGTACAATCGTTGGTTCATTAAATGGAACGGTAAATGGAACGGCATCTTGGGCAACCAATGTGGTTAATAACGGAGTGACATCAGTCGGCGGTACTGGAACTGTTAACGGTATCTCTTTATCAGGTACAGTAACAAGTACTGGCAACTTGACTTTGGGTGGTACTCTTTCCGGAATTGGCAACTCACAACTGACAAATAGTAGTGTTACAATCGGATCAACCGGTATATCATTAGGTGGAACATCAACAACACTAGCAGGTCTAACTAACGTAACATCGACTAACTTTACCGGTTCTTTATTCGGTACAGCATCCGCAGCTTCATCCGCCTCTCTCGCATTAAATGCGGAAATCGGTAAGACGGTAATGTTAACAGATACCAATGGGATCAACGCCAATTACTACCCCACATTTGTTGGAGCAACTTCAGCAAACGCCGGTGTTTTAGTTGATAGTTCTGGTATAACATATAACCCCAGTACAAATACGTTAACCGCTACAACGTTTGTCGGTGCATTAACGGGTAACGCAACAACTGCTACTAGTGCAACAACTGCTACTAGTGCAACAACTGCTACTTCAGCAACAACTGCAACAACAGCAGCATCAGCTAGTAGTATACTACCTAGCACCGTTACGGGTACTGTTCCGGTTCCATTTATGTCAACAAAAACACCAGGTGTCGCAGCATACTTAGGTGGTGACACTGTTTTAACATACAATACTAGCACAGGAACATTGAATGCATCAGGATTCAGTGGAACAACCTTCACTGGAACAACCTTTAGTGGAAACGCAGCAACTGCAACCACAGCACAGTCTGCTAGTACAGCGCTAGTAACAACAGCCGCTGTTCACTATCCTATATTTGTAGACGCTAATAATGCAACTCCTGCCTCTGAAAAATTAGGTACAGTATCTGGCTACAACTTCAATCCAGGCACTGTAAGATTAGAGATTACCGGATCATTATTTGCCACAAATATAACGGGTTCACTTCAAGGAACAGCCTCGTACGCCACAATGGCATCACAAAGTGGATATACAATGCAATTTGTATTAGCTACTACTGGGTCAAATCCAGCCGCAAGCACAATCTACCGCTTGGGGGCTCCAGTACGAAATCAGTTAAACACCACAACAGGACGAACTAGAATATATGTACCAAGACCTGGAAAAGTGAGGCATGCTCACATATACATTAGAACAAACGGAACTCTTGCCTCTGCAGGAACATCAACACTAACTTTGAATAAAAATTCTAGTATTGGTGAAACAATAGCAACATCAACTACTGCAGGATCAAGTGCAGACGCAGTTATATCAAGTACTGCAGTGTCTATGAGTGTCGCGCAGGGTGATTTTTTAGAAATTAACTGGACAACCCCAGCATGGGCAACACTACCGACTGCAGTTGAAGCTAACGCAATAATTTACATTGAAAATAATATATAATATATGCCAACATCATACACATACGCAAGACAAGGAAACGGCGTAGATTCGTGGATTGCTGTAGAAACAGACGATACTGGAGAGGTTACTAGTAAATACATGGTATACGAGGATCCAAACAAAAAAGCAACAATCCGCGAATTTGAAAAACTATCAACAGAGGATATAGCTTCTTTCAAGAGCATCATTGGAGTTACTGGAGGAGGTGGAGGATCTGTTACATTAACATCTGGAGAGGGTATTGATGTAGTAGATAATGGAAATGGATCTTATACCATTAACTCAACCGGAGGTGGCGGAAGTGTCAAACTTATGGCTGATAAGGGTATTATCATAAGCGAAATAGACGGAGGTTACTCAATCGGTGTTGATTTTAAAGCTTTTGCTGAACGCGGAATTATTGGAGAAAGGTATACTGGTGTAGTACCAGTTTTCGATGGTAAGTCTACTAACTTTCTAGATTTTCGATATGGATTACTTGTAAGTGTAAAAGGAGATGGCGCTAATGAAATGCCTTCAGAAGGGTAACACTTTACAAAAAACACAACATATTTATTAATACAAAAAACAACGTTATGAGCACAGTTAAGTTTACGGAAGAAGAATTGAACAGCATTAGAACAATTCAAGAAGAGTATAGCACAGTTGGAATCCAGTTGGTGCAACTCAAGCTAGCTAAAAAAACAAGCGAGGAATATCTTGCAGCGTTACAGCAGGAAGAAGATAGAATCGTAGAGCAGATAGATAGCATCAACACAAGAGAGAAAGAGCTTACAGAGGCCCTCAACGACAAGTACGGCATCGGCTCACTTGATATGACTACTGGAGAGTTTACTCCAAATAGTTAAAAAAATATATAGGTTTCGGGTTATAGAAGACATATTTATTTAAGAAAACAAAATAACAACGAAACATGGCAGAAAAAATTGTTAGTCCTGGAGTTTTTACAAACGAAAAGGACTTATCTTTCTTACCAGCAGGAATTGCAGCAATCGGTGCTGCTATTGTGGGTCCAACTAAGAAAGGACCTGCTTTTGTTCCTACCGTAATTGAGAACTTCGATCAGTTTATTGCACAATTTGGTGGCTTAAGCGAAAACACTTACGTACCATACGCAGTAAAAAGCTACTTAAATGCTGCAAGCACAGTAACAGTGGTGCGTGTTCTTCAAGAGGGCGGATACAATGCAAAAGCAGTTCATATTGTACATACTACTGGATCTATTAATAGATTGGTTGGTGTAATCTTACCAACTAAGAACACTTCAAATGGAGCATCTACTGGTAATGGATTCGAAGCATCTGCATTCTCAGCCGGATCAGTAACTGGATCTTTCGGATTCACTCTATCAGGTTCGGGAGTAACAGCACAAATCTTAACAGCTTCCGCAAATCCTAACAATGTTAGTAACTTTGAGAACGTACTTGGTACCTCTCCTCAAGGTGGTAAGAAGGGGTATGTGTATGTGTGGTTTGACAACTACTTGAAATCTACTCCAGGACTAAGCGGATCTGTACAGTTTATTACTGGATCAACTACAGCTTTTGTAGATTACTCAAGTTCAATCTACGGAGATGCAACTAACGCAGCTACACCATACATCACATCACAAATCATTGGTGGAGCTAAATTAGACCTATTCAAAATCAACACAATTGCTGACGGTACAGATACAAACACATCTATCAAAGCTAGTATCATCAATACTACTTTACCAGGTGGAAACCCAGCAAGTGATTACGGATCATTTACTTTATTAGTTCGTGATTACAATGATACAGACCAACGTCCAGTAGTATTAGAATCTTATGCTAACTTGACTCTAGATCCAGATTCATCTAACTACATTGCTAGACGAATTGGTGATAGATACAAAACTGTATCCGATACAGGAGTTGTAACTGTGAATGGTGACTATGATAACGTATCTCAGTACATTTACATTGAGTGTGTTGATGATGTTAAGAATAAAGCAATCACTCCTAATGTTAAACCATTTGGATACGATGCTTACGTTCAACCAGTATCTTCATCTTACAGCTTCCCAACTGCATCTTTCATTAAACAAGATACAATAATCAACGGAGCTTATAATAAGAAAGCTTATTACGGACACGACTTTGCTACCACAGCAGACAACAACAACTTCTTGTTGCCACTCGCTAACGGTACTGCACAAGTAGCTGGAAACGACTTCAACTTAGATGAGTGTTTCATCCACCCAAGTGCATCTGCAACAGATGGTAATTCTTCATTCACTGGAGGAGCAAGCATCTCAGGATCTACTTTCGCAGGTGTTGATATCTCTAACGTATTGAAATTCACTATAGGTTTCCAAGGTGGATTTGATGGAGATGATCCTGCTAAGTCTAAAAATGTTGGAGCTAACATCCTACCTACAAATGTATTCGGTATGGATTGTTCAACAGCAAGCACAGCTGGTTCAATTGCTTACATCAAAGCATTAAACACTATTGCAAACTCTGACGAGGTTGATGTTAACTTAATCGTTACTCCAGGAATCAACGTAGCTGATCACGCATCAGTTGTTAATAAAGTGATCGAAGTAGCAGAAGATCGTGGAGATGCATTTGCAATCGTTGATCCAATTGCTTACGGAAACACATTAGGTGCAGCAGTAAACGCAATCGCACAAGCAGGTCTAGATACAAACTACGCAGCTACTTACTGGCCATGGGTTAAGATTCTTGACACTGACAAAAACAAACCAGTATGGGTTCCACCATCAGCAGTATTGCCACGAGTATTTGCTAACACAGATAACGTAGCTTACGAGTGGTTCGCACCAGCAGGTTTGAACAGAGGTGGTCTTCGTGAGGTAATCGATGTAGAAAGAAAACTTGCTCAAGCAGATCGTGACGATCTTTATGATAACAGAATCAACGCAATTGCAACATTCCCTAATCAAGGAGTATGTGTGTGGGGTCAAAAAACACTACAAGCAGCTCCAAGTGCATTAGATAGAATCAATGTAAGAAGATTGTTGATCGCATTGAAGAAATTCATTGCAAGCTCTTCAAGATATTTGGTATTCGAGAACAATACAACTGAAACTCGTCAAAGATTCTTGAACATTGTGACTCCATACTTGGAAACAGTAAAATCTCGTCAAGGATTATACGCTTACCGAGTAATCATGGATGAAACAAACAACACTCCTGATGTAATTGACAGAAATGAAATGTACGGACAAATTTACATCCAGCCTGCAAAAGCTGCTGAATTTATCGTACTAGACTTCAATATCTTACCTACTGGAGCAACTTTTGATAACGCTTAATACTTATAGAAAAGAGATATGGCTAATTTAATTGAAAACGACAAGATATTCTATACCAACTACGAGCCGAAGGTACAGAATAGATTTATACTAGAGATTGATGGTATTCCATCATTCTTATGCAAAAAGGTCTCTCGTCCCCAGTTGGAGTGTGGTGAGGTTGTGTTAGATCACATCAACATCATTCGTAAGATGAAAGGAAAATGTAAGTGGGGTGATATCACTATTACAATGTACGATTCAATCGTGCCTTCTGGAGCTCAAGCCGTAATGGAGTGGGTAAGAACAGCACACGAATCTGTAACTGGTAGAGATGGCTATGCTGACTTCTATAAGAGAAACTTTGACATCTTCGTACTAGGTCCAGTAGGAGATAAGATTGAAAACTGGAAGATTTGGGGTGCTTACATTAAGACAGCTCAATTCGGAGACATGGATTGGTCTACTGAAACACCAGTTGAAATCTCTCTTACATTAGGAATCGACTACGCAGTACTTGAGTATTAATAAGGACTGGGAAGTTCCCAATCGAACAAAGCCAACCGTAAAAAGTTGGCTTTTTTTGTTTTCCGTGCATACTTATAAGAAAGTTACTAATAAACAATATCTATGAGCAAAGTTGTAAACGACGACTATCCAGGTCAAGCCCCAATGTCAGATGCTGACTTAAAACAAATGGTATTAAACAACCACGTAAACACAGGCACTCCTGACGAATTTACTAAAGGTGAATCTTCTAATGTTCCTACTGAGGTTATTCCATTACCAAGTAAAGGACGATTCTACCCAGAAGGACATCCACTAAGATCCGGTACTATTGAAATGAAGTACATGACTGCTAAGGAAGAAGACATCTTAGCATCTCAAAACCTTATTAAGCAGGGTGTTGTAATTGATAAACTATTGCAATCATTGATTGTTACTAGAATCAACTACAATGACTTGTTGACAGTGGATAAGAATGCAATCTTTATTGCAGCTCGTATATTAGCTTATGGTCCAGATTATACTGTAGAGATTGCTTGTCCTAGTTGTGGTGAAAAATCAAAACACACAATTGATTTACAGCAGTTCTCTGAAAAGGCTATTGATTGGAACGTATTTGAGGAAGGAGAAATTTATCATAAGTTTAATCTTCCAGTCTCTAAAAATGTACTAACATTAAAGATGTTATCACATGGAGATGAGAAAAAAATTGAAGAGGCAGCAAAAGCGTACAAAAAAGCATCTAAAACTTTAGGAGTTGATCGTGAGTTGACAACTAGATTAAAGCATGTTATTGTAGCTGTAGATGACAACGAGGACAAAGCTTTTATCAATAAGTTTGTTGATACAATGTTTTCTCGAGACTCTTTAGCACTTCGCCAACACCTTAAACAAGTAACACCAGACATCGACACAACTTTTGGCTATGAATGTCCGGCATGTGGATACGAGGTTCCAAACATGCAGCTGCCAATTGATGTGGGGTTTTTTTGGCCTGGGGTCTGATTACAAGGCCCACCTATACGATCAGCTCTTTGATCTCATGTATTACGGAAAGATGGGCTGGTTATGGACAGAACTCTACTCCCTACCGACGCATGTTAGGAATTACTACTATAGGAAATTAGCTGACATTAAAGAAAAAGAGAACAAAGCGGAACAATCAGAAGCTGACAAAATTAGGTCATCCGCATCGCGACGAAGATAGTATAAGCCAGTGAAACGCTGGCTTTTTCTTATCACTAAACTATTTATAAGAAATCAATAGCATGGATAAATACGAACAAGAGCTTCGCCAAGAAATTAGAAAAGTATTAGAACAAGCACTCAAAGAATCCGAAGACCTAACAGAGGGAGGCCTTACGGGATGGGTAATTGATAAGATATCTAACGGCATGAAGTGGGCTGTTAATCGTAATGCAGATTACCAGTATGATGCTTTATTGAAAAGTAAGGAATTTAGATCCGCTGCCAGTCACTACAATATGAGTGAAAAGGATTGGGATAGTGTTGCTCGTAACATGATAAAAAAAGATCCACAGAGATTTGCAAAAATACTAGCATACGATTTACGCAATCGTAAGATTTCTAAATTTCTTTAAGTAGAGGCTAGAAAATATGGAGGATAACCTTAACTTACGGCCTGATGAAGCTCGAGCGCTTCAGAAAGTACTAGCACAGATGGGAGTGTCTTCTGGATTGCTTCGCTCAAACATGCAAATCATGTCAGAGGCTGTAGAGAGAGCTGCTTCTAAGTCTGAGGTTTTAAAAAATTTAACTGGAGGAATCAAGGATTACGTTAAGGACTTAGAAGCAGATCAAAAACTACTCAATCAAAATAGAGAAATACAAAACCTACTCCTCAAAACAGGAATATCATTTGCTCGAGCTGAGCTTATGGTTAAGAGAGAAGCTGCCATGGAAGAAGCCCGTAAAAAGGGTATCATGGATGAGGAGATGGAAAGCTTAGCTGCTCAATATGATAAAGCTATTAAGATAGCTGAGCAGAATGAACACATGGAGGATAGTCTTGAAAACCAAAAACGACTATCTGAGATTATTGTAAAAGCTGAAGAGGAAAGAAAGGAGCTTATAAACGGCATTACTTCAAAAGCACAAACACTAAAAGATATTTTTACAGACCAGCGAGTAGCAGCTGCTATGTTCACTAGTCAAGTAATCAAAGGCTACGATGCATCTAAGGAGATGTTTTCTGAAGTAAGGCATGAAGGCCATACAGTCACACAAGCGTTTCATGAAACGGGTATAGCTATATCGGATGCATTTTCGCTTAGTGGTGTTAGTGCAAAAGATTCCTTAGAGGTTATGAAAGGTATGCGATCTGAGATGGGATCTGTACACCACGTAACCAGAGAAGCACGCATTGAAGCTGCATCGTTAGCAAAAACCTTTGGTATAACTAACGAGCAATCAGGACAACTTACCGCACAGTTTGCTACAATGCCAGGCGCTACAATGGAAAGCGCTAACAACACACTTGAGTTTGCAGGTAATCTATCTAAAGCAGCAGGAGTTGCTCCGGGAGAGGTTATGGCATCTATTGCTAATTCATCCGAAGATGTTGCTACATACACTAAGGATGGAGGTAAAAATATAGCAGTAGCAGCCGTTGCTGCAAAAAAATTAGGAGTTGACTTTAGTACAATTACTAAAGCAGCAGAGGGGTTATTAGATTTTGAAAGTAGTATCAATAAGCAGATGGAAGCGTCTGTATTATTGGGTAGAGAGATTAATCTTGATAAAGCACGTGAAGCAGCGCTTAATGGTGATTTAGTAACAGCTACTGAAGAGATGCTAAAGAACGTAGGTGGTGAGGCTGAGTTCAACAAGATGAACGTAGTGCAGAGAAAAGCACTCGCTGACTCTATGGGTGTTTCTGTTGCGGATTTATCAAAGATGGTTAAGCATCAAGATGAGTTAACAAACTTAACAGAAGAACAACGAGAAGCGCTAGCGACTGGCGAATTATCTATGGATGAAGCACTTGCAAATGCAGGTGGCTTTGCTAGTAAGATGTGGGAAAGCACTAAGACAGTGGGTTCAATGGTGATGGGATTTGGCGAACTTTCAAAGGGCATCAAGGACGCCAAAGCAGGAATGTCAGCTTTGTTTGGAGGTACAATGAACTTCCTCAAAGGAATGAAGGGCGGAGGTGGACTCAAGGGTGGAGTTAAGAGTATGTTTGGCGGAGGCGGAGACGACTTAGCTAAAACGGATGAAGCTTCCTCTAAGATGAAAGGAGGAGGAAAAGGCTTTAAAGATTCCATGAAAGGCTTGGCTGATGGATTTAAAGAAATGGGAGTATCAGGTGTACTAAAGGGTATAATCAATACAGCTATAGCAGGACCGGCATTGATACTAGCACTACCGTCTATACCATTTTTGTTATTCATGGGACTAACTCCTTTGAAAATGCTCGAAATGAACTTTGAAGGTTTAGCAAAAGGACTAGCCGGCATGGGAACAGGTAAAGTAGCAATTGGTTCTTTAAATTTAATGCTATTTGCTTTAGCTGCAGTAATTGGATTAGTAGGTATTCCATTTATGTTATTCCTTATGTTAGGTACCTTTATAGGAATAGGCTTACAAGGATTAGCGTCAGGGTTGAGTGCTTTGGCAAATCCAATGGTTGCAATTGGTATTGGATTGTTAAGCTTACTTGCGTTATCGCTTGGTGCAAGTATCATGATGATGGGAATCGGTATTGGTATAGCTGCAGCAGGTTTATCTTTAATGTTTAAGGAACTTGCAAATATGCCAATTGAAAACATGATGCTTATGCCAATCGCATTACAGCTCATGGGTGTTGGATTACTTGCATTAGGAGTTGCATCCTTTATTGCAGCACCAGGATTATTCTTTGCAACTCTTGCACTAGCAGGATTTGCGGCAGTACTAGCATTAATGCAACCTATAATGGCAATGGGTGGTCTGCAAGCATTAGCTGATGGTTTAACAGCAATATCAGCAAGTGCGGGTGGCTTAACTCAAGTAGGCTTAGCAGTGATGGGAATAGGTGCCGGTTTAGGAATGATGGCATTGGCTGGATTAGCGGCACTACCAGTAATTGGTGCATTGATTGGATTAGCAGCAGTAGCTCCTGCATTAGGTGCTCTGGGTGGAGTACTTGGTGGTGGTGGTGGAAAAGACGATAAGATGGATGCACTTATAGGTGAGGTACGTGAACTAAAAGCGATAATGGCTCAAGGTGGAGTAATCAATATGGATGGTAGAAAAGTTGGCGATGTATTAAGATTAGGTATGACTTCATCCGCAGTAAAATAGTATGGAAACAAATAAGCCATTTAAGACAATAAGCCTCGAACAACGTCTTGCACAAAGCGTAATGGCTAAGTTTGATCCGGAAAAAACAAAACAAGCACCTAAGAAGGGTGCTGCTGACTTGAAGTTGATCGGTGACGCTCAAGAGAAGAATGCCGCTATTCTAAAGCAGATGGCTCGAACAGCTAAGCAACCAGTCTTACCAACACCTTCACAATTCAAACAAAGCGATCTTGCTAACCGCGATACACGAGAAGCGTATACAAGCTTTCCAAAAAACATTAGGTTAGGTGATAGGTTAGCACAACCACTTGACTCAAGAACAACACACTTGGCAAAGTACTTTTTGAGTGACACCTATAGTGGCATCATGAAGGCAACACCGTTTGTGACTTCACCGCTAGCTAGTAGAGTAAACATAGATCCGTATGGATTTGCCGATAAAGGAGCTATAACTTTCCATCGTAATTTGGATCCTAAGAAAGGCAGTCCAATTTTACAAAACACACTAACACTGGCTAACCCTATTGCAAATCAAACCAACCAAGTTTTGATTAAGAGTCTTAGGGGATTTGGATCAGTATTAACATCGCAAGGAACCACAACATCTAATGGAGCGTTTGTATCGTTAGCAGAAGTTAAGCAGTCTTTATCGGAAACATTAACTCTTATCAACCAGGGAGCAACTGTATCTAACAATGTATTTCAGTCAGTAACTCAGACTAAGCTATCCGTTATTCCTCAGCTCATTCAACAAGGTGGTGTAGAGATTAAAAAACCAATTGGATTAACAGATGTAGCTTTGTTGCAAGGACTACTACTTGACCAAGGTGAAATAGGTGATAGTTTTTTAAAACCAGAGTCAATTGATCCAATTCCAAATATAATTAGAGGTGTTCGTAGGTTTCCTAAGAACCCTGCAGTATTTAAGTTACCAGACTTAAAAGCTAAGCAGAACTCATCACCTGCAGTAAACGAAACGGGACAACCACTACAACCTACTACAGCATACAAAAGACTTGCTCCAATCCTACAAAACATTGATAGTAGTTTGGATGTCTTAAAAAAGGATCTTATTGGATATGGCTCAGCAACTTTACCATTTGCTTACAGTCCATCACCCTACTACTCACCAACTCTAAAGGTTGCTAAGTATGAAGCTGATAGGTTGATAGCTCGCTTTGCACCAACCGTTAAGCATGGTTCAAGTGCTCTTAAAACATTCAATCCAGATATAAGACAAGGTTCTACTGAGGTTGATCAATCGGATCTACAACCAACACCACAGAAAGGACCTTATAAGTCTTTTAAAAACTCAGGTGAACCTATCGGTTTTCTTGATGCAGTAGGGCAGGCCAACTCTCAACCAATACCAGAAGTGTTCCAAGAAGGAGCTACTGTAGGTTATGGTAATGTGAATCGAGAAGTGTGGGCTAGTATTAGACAAGCACTTGAAGGTGGTGATGCACTTCCTATTGACGACTTTACCAATTTCCCATCTGGGGATACATCACAAGGAAGCTTGGCTAAGTACAAAGCTCTCTCGTATGGTGAAATAGAATCAGCAGCTGCCGCAGCCGCAAACAATGCAGGGTTAAGTGCGTTGGCAGCATCGGGACCTAACCCACAAATTGGAGCAGGAAACCGTAAAGTACAAAAAGTACTAGACTATAATGGTAAGGATTATATCACCATTAAGATTGCTAGCGAGACATTAGGTACAAACGTTGTATTTAAAGCTTACTTGAGTAGCTTTAGTGATAGCTTTTCTACTAGTTGGAACGATGTGCAATATGTTGGACGTCAAGAAACACTCAAGCAGTTCAAAGGAGTTACTCGTGGTGTGAGTTTTGGGTTAGCGGTACCATCCTTTAGTGTAGTGGATTTACCAATTAATATGGCTAAAATTCAAAAAGCAATAAACATTACCTCAATAGCTACTTATAGTGGCAACTACTTAAAAGGCCCTTTGTGTAAATTAACACTTGGAGGTTTCTTTAAAAATGTGTATGTTGTGTTTAACAGCTTTAAGGTTGACTTCGATCCAGCAGAATCTACTTGGGATATTGATAGTGGATTACCACATTTATTAAGAATATCAATGGATGCAACAGTGTTGGGAGATGCAGCAGGAAAAGGATTAGATGCAAAAAGCAGTATACATTATAATTTTTAAACAAAAGTAAATGCCATACAGTCGATACACTGAGGTTCCACAAAAGAAGGATCCAAACAATAGGAGAGTGCTGATGTCAACTATCTATCCGCCTATTCCAAAGCACTCAGACGACACCTACGTATTAACAACAGTAGGAGATACGTTGTATGCATTAGCTTTACAATACTACAACTCAGTTAATTACTACTGGATTATTGCAGAAGCAAATGAAGGATTAGATAAAACAACACTAAATTTAACACCAGGATTGCAATTAAGAATCCCATCACAGTTATCACAAATCTTAACAGATTTTGAAGACCTAAATAATATGTAATGTTATGAGTAACCCTTTTAAAGGAATTGATGTACCTGGTCTAGTTAAGACTGAGTTAAACAGTAGAGCTGACACCTCTAAAGCATTAAGGTGGACTGCAAAGCGTGTTCCTTGGATACACGTAATGTCAATGTCCAATGCATGTAAAGACAGTAGCTATAATGTACTAGGTAATTCCGTCTATTTAGCAGGTGGATCATCTATACTTGGCACAGTATCAAAAACATCCTTATACGACAAAGCTTCTGGATTACCATTTCCAGTTGTTACGGGTGTTGAGGTAGGAGCTTTAGGTAACCTAGGTAGTACACGTAAAGCCACCGTGAAGGTAAAAGCTTACACGGATGAACAGTTAGTAGAACTACAAAAGTGTTATTTTATTCCTGGAATGGATGTAAGAGTTCAGTTTGGTTGGAACGAATCATGTACCGGAGAGTCTGCACCACCCGTATATATTGCTGTAGTTGATCGTGCACAAGCTGTGTGTGAAATGTATAATAAAGCCAAAGCAAACACTGCTTACGATGGCTTACAGGGTATTGTCAGCAATTTCAAATACAGCTTACAAGACGACAATTCGTGGGACTGTGAAATAGAAATTAATTCACCTGCCGATCCATTTGCTGATAGTAATGTCTCAGACTCTCAGTGTGGTTGCACTCGCAAAACCAAAATGACCAACTCTGAGGGTAAAGAAGAGGAGGGGATAGCAAAGAATGGACAATTATATGCTATGCTACTTGACTGCTTTACTGATCCAAACAATGCAGCACAATGGGCCTCTAAATTAAAAAGTAACGAATATGCGGGATCACCTGCATTAAGAGGAACTGTTGGTTGGAGCAGTAGACACTACTTCGGAAAAGCTCGAACTGAGATTGGAGGAGATGACTCAAGCTGGTACGAAGGTAACCTTATCAATCCATATGACACTACTGAGCAATACATATCTTACGGAATGCTCGAAGCTGCCATAAATGCCTACACAGTTCCAAATGCAAAAGGTTTACCGTATGGTCGTATTGATTCTAGTGGAATTGTATTACCAATACCATCAACCATTGTATCAACCGATCCACGAGTGTGTGTTATCGGAGGTGGAGCATTCGATGTAACAGCTCTGAAAGAAGGAGGAATACCAAATGCAGTAGGAGGAGGAACGTCCCAGGCAACGAACAATGATGCTACAACACAAGTAGCAGCAACGTATGCAACTGTTGTTGGGACAACCTTAGGAGGTCCAGTAGGTGGTATTGTTGCTGCCAACGTTGCAAATAACCTAGGTAATTCTCAAGCTCACGATGCAGGTATTGCTTCGTTAGAGGGTGGAGGAAGCTTAGCAGCTCCAGGTGGAGGTTTAACTCTATGCAATGTTGAGTTGAATGTTATATTCCTAATGATGGAACTCAAAAAGGTGCTAGATGGTGATAAGAAGATGTCTACTTTTTTGCGAGCAGTAGTTGATGAAGTAAACCGAGTATGTGGTAATCCTTGGAACATAGAGATTATAGCAAGCAGTGAGACAACTTCTGGATGTGGTAGTCGAGGAGGAATGCAAGGAGCTGCTATCTCAGTAGTCGATGTTAAGCAGTACGAACCAACTGGTCCGTATATGGTCCCAGCCAAACCTGGAAAGTCAGCTGCTCGAAACATCTCATTAGACTTAAAGATGACAGGAGCTATGAAAACTCAAGCACTCTATGGACCTGGAACACAACAACGAGGTAGTGGTAACACCGCTGCTGGTGGAGATGCAACTGGATGTGAAGGAAAGTCAATGGAACCGTTTTATGTTGGTCAGGGTGTTACTAAAAACAGAGCAATGGAGTCTGCTACAAAGACAGACAAGACTAAGTGTGATTGTGATGAGATTGACACTCCTAAAAAAGAACCAGAACCATCTTTCCAGGAGTTGGGGTTAGCAGTGTATGATAGTGTTTCAGATGAAACTTGCAAAGCACTACTTAACGCATTAGTAGAGAGAATACACACAGAAGCAAAACCGCACTGTGCTGGAGTTCCACTACCGTTTGACTTTAGCTTTGAGGTTGATGGTATAGGAGGCTTCCGTTGGGGTCAAGTTGTATCTTGTGATCGTATTCCGGCTGGAATCAGAAAAAATATGCAGTGGCAAGTTACCAAAGTTGATCACAGCATCACAGCTAACGACTGGGTTACAAAAGTTGGTACAGTAGCAAAATCACTTTAACAACTATTTATGAGCATGCGCAGAGGAATAGATAGTATAGAACAGAGGCAAGCTAATAATCGAGCTTCCAAGTACTCAAGCTTTGTTGGTGGTAACGACTATCAATACACCAAAGGAAAGGAGTTTACTACAGAGGACGGTGAGGAGTATATTGGAGAGTATCACACACTAAAGAGCGGAGCTACATTTACAGGCCCCGTAGAAGATACAAATAATCTACGATCACAAAAGAGACTGTATCCATACTATCGAAATGACGATCATATCACATACGATAAGTTGTTTAACTTCCACACACCGCAAAAAGCAAACACTCAACCTATTCCATTTCTATACAAACCTCGTGAAGCAGAAGGAGCATATCTAAAAGGATACGACTTACGTTTCTTTGTACAAAGACGTAATGCAGGTACATTTGCCATTGAAGTTAGCGGACAGCAATACAATCAAATAGGAAAGGCTGGAGGGATAGATGGTAGCATATATGCTTATGCAGCCGTTGCCTGGCAGCTTACAGGAACGCTAGATTACATCGAGACAACAAATAAGCGTAACATAAATGTTGCAGCCCAACAATTACCAGCATTACCATACGCTATAAGCAATTATACACAATTCGCAAATCCATCACTACAGACAGTGTTTAATAGTGAGGATTCTCAATACGTACAACCTAGATACAAAAACAACGCTGTACCAATTAAACAAACATACGACCGCACTACTGGAAAAATAATTCCACTCAAGTAGTTGTAAAGTCTTAGAAAAAGACTTATATTGGGACAATGGTTATAGATAATGCTCAACAGCTTACTGCGTTGAATGGTCGTGATGTATTCTTACATCCGATTCCAATAGACGATCGATTGCATCCAAGCTTTGCATCTATAATTGCATTTGGTATTGTCGATATCCAAACTTCAAAATCATATGTTGTAAGTGTTAATCATCCGGAAGGATTGTTTCACGTATCCGATCTCAGCTTTTTAACTGGAGCAGTCTACACAACAAATAAAGCAATACTAATTGCAAACGGATACGACATTGAAAGCTACGACTTGGAGATGATGTCTTACCTAAGAACAAACAAAGGGTTTGAGATAGAATCAAGTACACTAACTTCTCACTACAACCGTACACTATCGAAGATGCAAAAGATAAACGCATTAGTAGACTTGGTTAAGTTAGAGGAGCAAGCATTCACCTTATACAAGAAGCACTATAAACCTACTTTACCGGATGGACTAGACTTTTATAGTAACACACTAAAACGATCTTTGATTGCTATTCAACAAAATGGATTGCAAATCGATCCTATGTTGTTTGAAGAGAATTTTGGAAAAACCTTTGCACAGAGAGATAACCAATGCTACACACAGTATAATTTCTACACAACTACTGGTCGTCCAAGTAATAGGTTTGGTGGAATTAACTTTGCAGCCTTACCTAAGGAGGATGATACTAGAGCTTGTTTTGTTAGTAGGTTTGAGAATGGAGTACTGCTAGAGCTAGACTTCAACTCATATCACCCCAGATTGATTGCTGACATTATTGGATACAATTTTGGAACTGAAGATGCTTATCACCATCTAGCTAAGAAGTATCACAACACGGAGACACCAACTGCATCACAAGTAGCAAAAGCTAAAGAAGATACGTTCCGTCAGTTGTATGGAGGGATTAAGAGAGAGTATCTAGAGATTCCATTCTTTGCAGCTACTGATATGTTCTCAAAGCAAATTTGGAAACATATGATCACACACGGGTATGTTGACAGTTTAATATCAGGTAGGAGACTATTAATGAGCAATTACCAGGATATAACCGAATACACACTCTTCAACTACTACATACAAATGTACGAAACTGAGAAGAACGCAATCGTGTTA